GGAGAAAAAACTATGAAAAAACAAGAACAGTTAGCAATCAACGAAAAGGTACTTGAAATGATGTACAGAACAGAATGTGATGTTAAAATCGCAAAAGAAGTAGAATGGCATAGATTAAGAAGTTGTCAAGCATATGTAGCAAACATCGGTAATATTTCAGTATTACGGCCATATGATACAATTATAGCAATTATCGACCATTCGACTGATACGCTTTATGATTTCTTACGTTATGTATACGGTTATACATCAACATCCTCTCAGCACATTGCTAAATTCGATCATGACTATTGTAATGGGTTTTGTGGTTGTGAGAACCGTCTTACATATAGAGAAGTTTAAAAAATAGTAGGCCTAAAGCCCTACATAATAAAATGTTTCACTTTAAACAAATAAAGGAGAAAAAACAATGAAAGAAATTAAAATCACACTTAAAAAAGCAAAGGACATGGAAGAGTTTGCAAAAATCAATGCAACTAAGACAACTATAGATTCAAAAGGAAATGTAAGATGTGACATTGAAAACATATTAGAAACATATTTTTTGATTTATGATGATGAAAAATTAACAAGTATTATTAAAAAATGTACATTTAATAGTGAAGATGTTTTCATTGTAAAATATGTTGTAGAACAGCCTAAGGAAATAGTAATTTATGGAACAAAAATAAAATACACCTATGAGGATAGAGAAATTGTAAATTCATTTATTAAAGCATGCAATGAATATATGAAAAATGAGTGTGACATATGTGTTCCAACTTTAATTCAAATTGAAATGTCTAATAGAGGGTTATGTGATAAACTTATGGACAGTAGTATTATAGATATGAAATATGGATACGACTTAGTATAAAATTCTTTACGTGAAACATTAGAAAGGGGGTGAAAAAGCCTATGTCAGAATGGATAACCCACGCACAAGCCCGCAAGCGTTTTCAAGACCATTTTTGCGAAACGCTTTACGAACACCCTGAAATCGTAACTCCTCAAACTATTGAGGAGTACGAGCACATCAAAGACATTATGATAGAAGAACACGGAACAGCATTAAGTGTGTGCAACACAACGTATAAGACAAATATACACTATGCATTCTTGTATAAACTCAAAGATAAAGTATACGATAACGGAAAATACTATATCGCATACATAACAAATGACCAGCGCATTGACGTGCCAATCAGTGCAACATTAATAAAGGAGCTATATTCATGGGTAGAAGAAAAATTAAAAGAAAAATAAAAAACAACATAGAATCAATTATTCTAATCATAGCGTTAACAGTATTGATATACAGTACATTTTACTTGATTGGAATTGTAATAGGAATCTTAGTGCCAATGCCGTAAATTAGTAATAGCATTTTTGGAGATACATGTAAATATGAGAAAATTTTCAAATACGTTATTCTACATTATATCAGTTTTTATTGTGGCATATATTTTTATTAAGACAACTACACTTGATTATCTCGCATTATTTTAGAAAAAAACTTTTAAAAAAGACTTGACATTTTGAGTGCAATATGATATACATTAATAATGTAAGGAAGATAAATATTATCCAACTTGCAAAATACCACACCATATAGGGCGGTGTACACAGCACCGTCCACTCACAAAAATAACAGATATCCCGACACCCATGCAGGCGAAAAAATCGGTGGTTACGTGTAAAGGTTCGATTCCTTTTATCTGATTCGGTTTCTAATGAAACCGTGTTCTCAGGCAGTCTAGCAAGCAAAAAACAAAAAAGAGGTGAAAAAAGTAAAATGGCAAGAGCAAGAAAAGTAACAAGAACTATCTCATCAACTAAAGTTATCGTTATGTGTGTAGATACAGAGACAGCTAAAGTTGACAACTACGAGGTTACAATCGCAGGTACTTACACAGATGAAAAGAAGCTTATGAAAGCGGTTACTAATGTAGTAGAGACAGAAACAATTAAACCAGTGTCAATCGTTTCAACAGAAGTTATTGATACAGTGTATGGAATGGATGAACAGAAGTTCATTGAAATGGCAGAGGTATTATCTCCAAGAGACAAAAAAGAAGATACAGACGAAGTAGAAGATTAAGTAAAAGAAAAAGGAGAAAATAAAAATGAGTAAAATTACAATCGTAAACGCAAGCAGAGAATTAACAGAGGTAGAACAGTATCTTATGACAATGGACGCAGGAATTACTTCTATTAAAGATGTAGCAGATGGAACATCAATTCCAGTAGACGCATATCTTGAATATAAGGACGTAAAGAAAGATGGAACAGAAGCTGACTTGCTTTCAATCATTACTGTAGACGGCAAGGTTTACAGTACACAGTCTGAAACATTCAAGTCTTCTTTGAAGTCAATCCATGAGCTGATGCATGGTAAACCGTATGCAATCGTAAAATGCAGTGGAGAAACAAAAGCAGGTCGTCCATTTGTTGACTGTGGACTTGATGTCAACTCTGTAAAATAAGTAAAGTTTTTTCATAGCAAAATTTTTTCTTTCCTAAAATATAAAAGATAGGGTGGGCAGAACGCCTACCCTCTTTTAATCTAAACAATGTTTCACGTGAAACATAATAAAAAAATGTGAGAGGTGTGATAAAATTGAAAAAGAGCAAATCAAAGTATAGTCAATACTATAAGCAATATCAGCGTAAAATATCAGCATTAAGAAAACAGAATATTGAATTACGTGGTGCGAACGTATATCAAACAGAATCACAGTTGCGAAAATGGGGTATCCAAGGAAGAGACTTGGCAAAGATAACAAGACAGTTAAAAGCAGATATCAAGAATCTTGCAAAACAGGAAGCCTATTCAACTACAACAGGGGAAATCTCAACAGTTGGTAAGCTCAAACACGAACTAGCATCCGAACGTGCCAAACGTAGCGCAGAGACAAGAAAGCGCAATAAGGAATCCGCTAGGGAATTTTGGCTTACAGATAAACAGCCAACAACGCACGATTTAGATGGTGAATACCATTTGAATCAACCACAGCTCGGAGACATTACAAATAGCAATTTTGTGACAGAGTTTTTAAGTAGGATAACATCACCAATACCGACAGAGACTATATACGGTAAAAAAAGAAAGAACGCTAATATAGAAAGAGCGCAAGAAGCGCAGTCTGCACTATTATCTCTTTATCGAAACACTTTAAATAAAGATGGTGAAATAACTGTAGGAGAACGTCTTGCTAATAATTGGGATACAATCAAGTTGCACTTGGAAGTAGTTTTAACTGATTCAAAAGGGGTAAACGTTGCTTCATCATTGGAAGCTATTGGAGAGATTATTAGCGGTAGAACTTTATCAGTTGTAGAGCGCGAAGCTTTAAATAATGAACAAGAGTCACTTTATTCTTGGGATATAGAGGACAATACATATGAATAGTAAACGTAAAACAAGAATGTTCATGTGCGATTTCGAGACTACGGTATATGACAACCAAGACCACACAGAAGTATGGGCGGTTGCTATTGTTGAACTATTCACAGATAATGTTACAATTCTGCATCGAATTGAAGATATGTTTACATACTTTCGTGCTTTAGATACAAATATCATAGCATTTTTTCATAACCTAAAATTTGATGGTGCTTTCATACTTGACTATTTATTAGCGCAAAAGAAATATCCACAGGCACTCAACAATGATAACGGCGTGTACTCATGGAAAAAGAATAAAGAAATTCAAACCAATGAAGTACGCTACAGCATTTCAGACAAGGGAATGTGGTACTCCATTACACAGAAACTACCAAACAATAAGTTGCTGGAATTCCGTGACTCATTAAAGTTGTTGCCATTCTCAGTTGAAGTTATTGGAAAATCATTTGCAACGAAACACAAAAAGTTAGATATGGAATACAATGGCTATAGATATGCAGGCTGTGAAATAACAGACAAGGAACGAGAGTACATTGCAAATGATGTTCTTGTCGTAAAAGAAGCACTTGAAATCATGCTAGAGCAGGGGCATGACAAATCAACTATTGGTTCATGTTGTTTAGAAGAGTTCAAAAAAGGCTATGACAAGACAGATTACGCTCAATTATTCCCCGATATTTATAAGATAGAAACAGGAATAACAAAATACCCTACTTTTGGAGATTACATTCGCAAATCATACCGTGGTGGTTGGTGCTATCTTGTAAAAGGGAAAGAAAATAAAATATACCATTACGGTACAACAGCAGATGTTAATAGTCTATACCCATCCATGATGCACTCTGATAGTGGTAACTTTTACCCTGTAGGTAAACCACACTATTGGAATGGAAACTTTATTCACGAAGAAGCGTTAAAAAAAGACCCACAGGGTAACCCAAGATACTTTTTCTTACGTATCCGAACAAGGTTTCACGTGAAACATGGTTATTTGCCATTCATACAGATAAAAGGTTCTCCGCTCTATCGTGGTACAGAAATGCTAGAAACAAGTGACGTATACAGTAAGAAGTACGATAAATATTTTACATACTATTACGACAGCGGAAACAACAGACATGAAGCGATAGTAGAAATGGTGGTAACTTGTACCGATTATTATTTGATGCTAGAACACTATGACTTATATGATTTTGAAATCATAGACGGTGTATGGTTCTATGCAATGAAAGGAATCTATGACGAATACATCAACAAATACGCAGAGATTAAGAAGAAAAGCAAGGGTGCACAGCGTACTCTTGCAAAGCTATTTCTGAATAATCTTTACGGAAAGCAGGCATCCTCTAAAGATAGTTCATTCAAGATAGCGTATGTGAAAGACGACGAATCACTAGGTTTTATACGACAGGAAGAGAACAATAAGAAAGCAGGTTACATTCCTTGTGGTTCTGCTATCACGTCATATGCAAGAGAATTTACGATTCGAGCCGCCCAAAAGAATTATCATGGCGTAAATGAACGTGGTTTCATTTATGCAGATACTGATTCTATCCATTGTGATTTACTACCCGATGAAATAGTAGGAATAAGGGAACACCCAACAGAATTTAACTCATGGTCATTGGAGTCGTGTTGGGATATTGCTACTTTTACAAGGCAAAAGACATACATTGAACACGTAACGCATGAAAATAGAGAACCAATAGAAGAACAGTTTTATGACGTGAAGTGTGCAGGAATGCCAAACAAGTGCAAGAATCTGTTTGTATTATCTATGCAAGGTAATGCAGATATTAACGGTTATACAGATACAAGAACAGGAATACACAAAGAATGGACAGAAGATGAAAAACAGTTCTTGTTTAAAGATAACAAGCCTATTAAACGTGATTTATCAGATTTTAAAATAGGCTTGAAAGTGCCTGACAAGTTACGTCCTAAGAGAATGAGGGGTGGGGTGTTATTGGTAGAAACAAGTTATGAAATGAGGTAGACAACATGAAAGTAAGATTGCAAGATATCGTTAAACATTGTGTAGCAATGCAGAAAGAATGCTATTTTTGTGTTTATCACAAAGACGGTGAATGTTTAGTTAATATTGACGGTTACATACCTAGCGTATTTTCTGAATATGTCGATGTATGTGTTAGTTCCCCCGAACTAGCAAAATTATTATATAAAAACGAAGAGGTTGAATTATGAAAACAACAGTAAAAGAACTGATTGAAATTTGCTCAAGTTATTACGCACAAGGTTGTGTTGAGTGCCCTTTTTACGCCTACAAATGTTATGAACCAACCTATCCAAACATGCCAAGGGATGCAAGAAAACATAACAAATTTAAGAAAGAAGAAAAACTGAATAAAGAAGTAGAATTAAAGATAGATAAATAAAAATAAAAAGGTACAATGCATAAGCAAAGTACCTTTTTTATATCATGAACTACTGGTGAAAACGGTCTAAAAGCTGTTATGCTAAGGGAGCAACCCCGACCATAGAAACAGCAGTCTCTTCCACCTGTGCGTTCTGTCTCTATGTTTTTCGCTTTCTGGCAGTAGATGATACCATTAATAACTAAGAGCCTGCAATACAGCTTCCTTACACTGCAAGTCTTTAAATCGAAAGCACCCACGCTCAAAGAAGTACCGCATATTAGACAAGAACAAATCATTGCTCTTTAGCATAACATAGTTAACGTTATGGTCGTCTGTGGTGATACTGATTCTATAAGGGTACGTTTTGTCTGCTCTATCATCACAGTAGATAATACCTAAGTCCATATACTCTTTGATAGCATAATCCCTACCAAGATAACGGAGTGTTGCTACATAAGTACATTCTCCAACAGGTTTCTCAATAAATGCATTACTATCATTAAGGTAAGTAGCTTGTGCAGAATATGCTACATAATCATCACTAATAAATGCACGATTAAAACCACTTTCTGTCTGTGCTTTACTTGCAGATTCATTATACCCCTGTTCTAGTACGAAGCCATTTCCTCTTAAAAATTTTGTATCAGATTTAAGTCTGTTTGATATCTTCATTGCAATGTAATAAGGGTTAATCAGTGACACAGGATTCGACATCATATAGACAGGCACATAGCGTACTTGTTTTCCATGACCACGTGCAATAGAGGTGTGAATAGAGATAAACTTCTTCACTTCATCGGAGCAATAACGGTTCGTTTCACTTTGGAATTCGTCAAATATCAAACAGCTAATATCACTAAACATATGGGAGTTCTTCTTGACAGCATCTGCATTATTTAGTGCCATGGCATATCCACAGGAAACGTTATTCAAAAACAATTCGTGAAACTTTCCATGCATCATTGGTTTACTTGTCATTTCATACTCATGAAAAAACAATTCTTTGATATCTTTGAAAAATTTTTCAGCTACACCACTAAGCTCGTAATCATATCTATAAAGTAACCCAAATTTTTCACCTTTTGACAAAAATTTATTAACAACCAATTTTCCGAAGTAAGTGGTTTTACCACCAGTACGGTTACTTGTTACCATATAAATCTCTGGTCTTTTATTGTTTAAGTCTAATAAACTTAATAGTTTTGTACCGTCATAATAACTCATTTTATCACCTCTTTTATATTATATCATAAAATAGACAAACTGTCAATTATTAAACAGCATGTATTTTAATATACAAGATGTCTATAATTATACAATATATTGACAAATAGACATTATGATGATATAATTAAATAAGAAAGGATGTGATTAAAGCTATGGATATGAACGCAGTAACAACAGCAATCTCAACACTTGGATTTCCTATTGTAATGTGCGGTGCTATGTTTTGGTACATGATTAAAGAAAAAGACGCACACAAAGAAGAGATGAACAGTGTTACAGAAGCATTAAATAACAACACAATTATTCTACAGAAGCTATGCGACAGACTGGATGGTGAGAAAAATGACAGCGTATAATGTACACGGTGGTCACTCTTTGAAATGTAGAGGTGCTAGTGGGTTACTGGACGAAGTAAAGGAAGACAGAGCAGTTAAAAATAAGTTAATCGAACTGTTGAGAGCAAATGGATATACGGTTTATGACTGTACAGACGATTATAGCACTACACAGAAAGAAAATTTACATAACATTGTTTCTAAGTGTAACGCTCACACTGTTGACTTAGACATCTCTATTCACTTGAATAGTGGTAGAAATGACAGCAATGGTGATGGAAAAACCGGTGGGGTTGAAGTCTTTGGTTATGACGATAGAATCTATGGTACAGCATACAAGATTGCAGAGAATATTTCCAACACTCTTGGCATCGGTTTTCACGGTGCACCTGTAAAATACAGAAAAGATTTATGTGTACTAAGAGAAACAATGGCAAAAGCCATTCTGATTGAATGTTGTTTCGTAGACGATAAAGACGATGCTAACCATTGGAACACTACAAAATGTGCCATGGCTATCGCATCCGCACTTGGATGTAAAACAACGCCTGTTAAACAGAACATGAATGTTTCACGTGAAACATATTTCCAAGTATTCAATTCAAGTAGTTGTTCTATTGTAGATTGTCTGAAATCAATCGGTGTAGATTCCAGTTTAGCGTATCGTCAGCGTATTGCGACTAAGAACGGTGTAGCAAATTACAGAGGTTCAGCACCACAGAACGATAAACTGGTTTCACTTGGCAAGAAAGGAAAACTAATTAAACCGTAATGGCTATCAATATTAACAAGGGTTATCAATGGGCAATAAACACTTGCAACGCTCCAAACGTTGGATACTCACAACAGTACCGATATCAAAAGACGGTGAATGGTATCACATATTATGATTGTTCCACGTTTGTTGGTTACGCAGTAATCGAAGCAGGTTTTCCACTTAATATTAGTGGATTCTATACTGGAAATATGATAAGCATCTTGAAAGGTTTAGGATTCACCCAGTATGACAGTAAAGATGTCGAATGGAAACCGTTTGATATCTTGTGGCGAAGTGGGCACACTGAAATCTGTTATCAAAACGGTGGAGTAGGAAAAGGTATCACAATGGGGGCTCACACCAATGGTATTCCACTTGCAGACCAAGTAAGCATTAATAACAGTGAATCAACATCGAATGGCTTATTAAGATATGGAGAGGGTGGTGCTACTGGAATTGGCGCAAGTATCTATGTAATCTCTGCTCTATGCGGTAACGCTTGGAGAGAGTCCAATATTAACCCTGCTCTGAATGAGCGTGGTGGTGGTGGTTTTGGCCTATTCCAATGGACAGGTGGAAGAAAGACAGCATTACTTGAATACCTTAGTTCACAAGGGTTATCAAGTACAGACCCTAATGGACAGATGCAATACTTAATTGAGGAAAATGACTGGATTGGTACAAGTCATGGAATTTCGTCACTGGATGAATTCTTACATTCAAGTAGTACAGATATTGCAGGACTAACCGAAGCATTTATGTCATGTTGGGAACGACCTGGTGTTCCGGCTCTAGAAGAACGTATACAAAACGCAAATAAGTGTTATAACTATATTCAGACACACGGAAATGATACATCAATAAACAGATGGGTAGCAGAAGACAGATATTTAACAGAAGCAGAAATACTTAACAACGCAGTTTTAATGTACCGATTTTATAGCGTAGGTGGTGGCGGTGGCGGTGGTACACCTTATAAGCCAAAATCGAAATTCCCTATGTGGTTCGCTATTATCGGTGGTGGAATTAAAAGGAGATATTGAAATGGCAGTTTTATCAAAAGAAGATTTTTTAAATCTAATCAAAGAAAGAACAAAAGACAGTACAGATGATGACACCTTAAAATTTATTGAGGATGCGACAGACACAATCAACTCATTATCAGATACAGACGGTGAAGACTGGAAGACAAAGTATGAAGATAATGACAAGATGTGGAGACAGAAATACAAAGATAGATTCTTTTCCGCAGGTGATAGCGCAGGAAATGGTCATAAAGCAAAAGAAGAGGAAGAGGAAGAAGAAATAGGCAATGAAATTGTAGCAGAAAATTTTGACGAATTATTTAAGTAAAGGAGATGTAAACTAATGGCTCACAGAGTTAAACTAACTACACTTGATGCTAGTTCTCTGAAAATCATTAACACAATCAGAGAGAATGCATCCTACGAGTATCAGCAGAATGTACCAGTAATTACTGACGCTAAAATGATTCCTAAAGTTGGAGAAATCATTGTAGGAAATGGTTCACTACAGAATCAGTTCCTTAATGCACTTATGAACAGAATTGCAAAAGTGGTGATTGAAAGTGCAACATTTAACAATCCATACGCACACCTTAAAAAGGGTTATCTTGAAACAGGTGAAACAATCGAAGATATCTTTATTGGTATCGCAAATGTTGTTGAATACGACGCAGAAAAGGGAGAAGCAAGAGAGTTCAAGAGAAATCTGCCAGATGTAAGAAGTGCTTTCTATGTAATGAATTGGAGAACGCAATATCCGCTTACAATCCAAGACGAAGACCTTAGAATGGCATTCAAATCCATTGACGGCGTTACTTCATTCATTGCAAAACTGGTGGATGGAATCTATACAGCCGTTGAGTATGATGAATTCTTACTGTTTAAGTATCTGCTAATTAAAGCTATTTCACACGGCAAGACAACACCTATTTCAATCGGTGATGGTACAACTCTTACAAACGATGCAAGTAAGTACCGTGGTATTTCTAACAAGATTACATTCATGTCTAAGAAATACAATCAGGCAGGAGTAAGAACAACAACACCAAAATCAAGACAGGCAATATTCATGGATGCTGAATACAACGCGAAATTTGATGTAAACGTTCTTGCAAGTGCTTTCCACATGGAAAAAGCTGACTTTATGGGTAGACTTCACTTGATTGATGACTGGACAAGTTTTGACAACGAAAGATTTGATATAATTCGTGCTAACTATGATTCAATCGAAGAAGTAACAGCAGATGAACTTAACGCTATGAAAAACGTTAAAGCAGTTCTTGTTGACGAAAATTACTTCCAAGTATACGACAATCTGTCAAGAATGACAGAGCAGTATTGTGCAAGCGGTATGTACTGGAATTATTTCTACAACACATGGAAAACTGTAGCGGTGTCTCCATTCTCTAACATGGTTACATTTGTAACAGATGATGCAAGTATTGAACAGCCTGAAACAGTAACAGTTAAAGTTAGTAGCAAGGATATTGCAGAAGAAGCAACAGTATTTACACTTGAAGTGCAGGACGATAATGTATCTATTGCAAACGGTTCTTATCAGTTTGTACAGACACAGGATGCAGTTACTAATGGTATTGCAATTCACAAGTATGGTGCGGTAATCTTCCCAAAAGGAAAGACTACGACTACACTTGAAATGATTTACGGCGGTTATAAGTACACAGCAGGAACAGCACTTACAACAGCATCTAATGTAGGTGATACAATTACCTTTAATAAGGGTGATGCGGTATCACTTGCAGTAGATGGTGGAAAAGCTGTTGAGAGTGAACCTACACAGTCAAAAGTTAAGAAACTTAACTAATTTATAAGTTTCACGTGATTCTGAAATATGTTTCACGTGAAACATTCTTACTATGAAAGGATAACTAACATGGAAAGACAAGTTTATGCAGACAATGTTGATGCAAATGGTAAGGTGTTTGACACTGTTGGTGAGAATATTAGAAAGGGTGCAAGAGCAGGGGAACTGTTGAACTATGAAGAAATACTAGAAAAGATTAATGCACTTGACCCTGAGATTTCTTCGTTGCAAGCTGAGGTGATACATTGATAGAACCAAAAACAGATATACGACTCTTAACAGGCGTTCCACTTGACCCAACCTACAACCACACCATCCGCTTCACAGACGCAAACGCCCAAAGCACCTACTTTGCAAACAAAACAAAACACCAACTGTCACGCCAAACCTACCAGAGAGTGCAACGTGGTTACGCAAAAGTCCAGTTATCTGCAGACGAATGTTACGACTGCAATTACATGATGTTTAGAAACACTTCCTATGGTTCAAAATGGTTCTATGCTTTCATCACTGGTGTAGAATATCTAAACGACAACGCCTGTTACATTACATTCGTATTAGACGTTATTCAAACATGGTGGTTTGACTTTACCATACGAGACAGTATGGTTGTTCGTGAACACAGTGCTACAGATGCAATCGGTGACAATATTCTTCCCGAACCAGTAAAACTAGGAGAGTATGTAGAGGGTAGCCACGGAACAGGTATTAACATTATGAAGCCTCTTTCTGTAGTAGTTGCAATATGTGACAACAATGAAAGAACAGTAGGTGGATTGTTTGAGGGTGTTTTTTCAGGGTGCGTATACTATGCTTTTGAGTGCGGTACTCAATCTCAAATGGATGCCCTTAAAGAACTGGTTATCAGATACACAGAAAGTCCCGATAGCATTGTTGCTATGTGGATGTGCCCAACCATGTTTATAGGTACAAAGAGTGATGACAACAAAATACAAGCTACTGAAAAGGGTGCTTCATATGATTCTGATGAAACATTTATCAAGCCAGTAGACCCTGCAACAACATCTTTAAATGGCTATAAACCTAAGAATAACAAACTTTACACTTACCCATATAACTATTTTCAGTTTGACAACGGTGTTGATAACAGTCTTGTGTTACGTTACGAATTCTTTGAGAATTTAACTCCTAGATTCAGAATTGAGGGTACAAAGAATACACCTGTAAAAGCGTGTGTATTCCCAACACACTACAAAGGAAGTGGAGAAAATCCATATCGTATGGAGTCATTAAACATGATGGACTTTCCAATGTGCAGTTGGAATAATGATGCTTACAAAGTATGGTTAGCACAGAACACCTACATCAATAAAGTTAAAATGGCACAAACTGTTGCGAACTCAACAGTTGGCGCAGTAGCAGGAATGACAACTGGTGCTTTAAGTGGTAACATCGGTGGAGTAGTTGGAGAAGCTATAAACGCAATCATGCAACCTGCAAATGAATATGTTAACCAAACTCTTAACGAATATGGAGCAAGCATCCAAGCTGACTTATTCAGAGGAACACTTGGAAACAGTAACTTGCTAGTAGCGCAGGGAGAAAACAAACTGTTCTATCGTAGAATGTGTATCCCTTATGAGTACGCACGTAGCATTGATGCATTTTTCACCATGTTCGGATACGCTTGCAACAGAGTAAAACAACCAAACGTTTGTAGCGGTAAAGGTTTAAGACCTCACTGGAATTACATTCAGACAAGCGGTTGTGTAGCACGTGGTAGCGTTCCTTCCCAAGATATGCAAGTAATCTGTAAGATTTTTGATAGCGGAATAACATTTTGGGAAAATGGTGAGGAAATTGGAAACTATTCATATGACAATAGTCCTGCATAAAGAGGTGATAACAGAATGGGAAGAAACAGAAGAAACAAATATAAAAACCAGTTTTTTACAAGTATGCTACAAAACTGCGTATCATGGCAATACTACTATAATCGACTAAAAGAAATTGCAATCTCTTGTATCGAATGGAAGAATTTACCCGATACAGTTGACAGTAGATTCTTGGAACTAACATTGTTTGAGGATGGTGCAGGTGTTTATTTCAATGACGATGTTCTTGGAAACTTATTTTTACAAGCGACTCTTGACGGAAGATTAAACGTATATCGTGAACCAATCAAGACAAAAGCGTACGCAGTAAACGGATACTTAAAAGACTTGAACGACACAAACAGTGTGATTATTCATAACAATATGCTACACACAAACAGCGTAGAAGCGTGCAAAATGTTTGCACTACGTTTAGCCAATATTGACAGAACTATTGACGTAAACATAAACGCACAGAAAACTCCAGTTCTTATCAAGTCTGGTGAAAATGAACGTTTGTCAATGGTGAACTTGTACCAACAGTATGACGGCGGTATGCCTTTTATTTTTGGAAGTGACCAGTTAAATACAGACAATATAACAGCAATTAGAACAGATGCACCTTTCGTAGCACCTCAGCTTTATGAGTTGAAAACGAATATATGGAACGAAGCACTAACGTATCTTGGCATCTCTAACGTAAACATTACAAAACGTGAACGACTTGTGAGTGACGAGGTGAACCGTTCGCAGGGTGGTAGTATTGCGAGTAAATTCAGTCGTTTACATGAACGTCAAACAGCAGTAGAAAAAATCAACAAAATGTTCGGTACAAATATAAGCGTAGACTATAGGGAAGAACTTGACACAAGTTTAGATGGGTTAAATGTTTTACGTAAAACATCACAGAAAGGTGGTTACGTAGGTGAGTAGTTACACAACAGAGGTGAGATTTATCTGTGAATCTCTTTACCGATTGGAACACAGCACAGGATACAATGATATTGAAAAGATATTAAAATCTGTTCACAAAAAGATATTCGACTTTGACTATCCTATTTTTGATGAAAAATACAGAAGTGTACTTGAAATCATGATTTTGAGGCATTTCTACACAAGAGAAATAGGCTTCGAAACAGTTGGCTTATGGAAATTGAAACTTGCAGACAAAATGATCACGATTATGCCGTACTACAATAAATGGTATGCAAGTGACCTGCTAGAATTCAATCCTTTATGGGATACGGATTTTACTAGAAAAGGTAACATAAACGACACGAACAAAAGTAAAAATGACAGTGAATCAACAGACAAAGGAAAACAAACAAACAGTAACACTAGTAAGTTAAAAAGCAAATTTTCTGATACTCCACAAGGTAGTATATCAAGCCTTGAAAATGACACTTATCTTACAAGTGCAACGATTGACGAAACAAACGGAAGTTACACAAACACAAATGAAAACAATTCAACAAATACAATAAAGCATGAAGCTACTAATTTAAACGAATATTTTGAAATCGTACAAGGGAATCGTGGTGTATTTGACAATGGTACAATGTTAAGACATTATCGTGAAACATTAACAAATATTAATAAACATTTATTAAGTGAACTTGAAGATTTATTTATGCTATTATGGTAAAGGAGAACACATATGTATAATTTTGACAGAAATGGCTGTTGGGTAGGCGGTGTTGGAAATCCAGTATTACCTCTTACTTATGATGACTCATTAAGTTATGAAGAGCAGATTGCAAAACTGTATAAAATGTTCAATGACCTAAAAACAGAAAGAATTTACAACAATACATTCAATATTACAGACAATACAAAACTAGCGGATGCCGTAATTCCAAGAAAACTAATTCGTAACTATACCTATGATATGATGGTTGAAGACATCGACACGCTGATGCTCAACTATCCAAAAGTACGCAAAAAAATTATTGGTACATCTGTTCTTGGATTGCCGTTGATTGCTATGGAGTACGGCACAGAAACAGCAACTAGACATATGTTTGTTTTCAATGGTTTTCATGGCACAGACTGTAGTGCTAGTATATCTATTGCACAGATGGAAGTGTTAGCGAAAAATGCTGTATATGGCGGTGTGGATATGTGGAGTGAGATTCTTGACAATGACACTTGTATACACGTTATCCCAATGGCTAATCCAGATGCTTGGATGCTTGGTTTACAAGGGTATAGCTATTTTAACGATATTCCAGAAGCAATCAAGACAAAGATTGAGGAACTGACAACCGACTATATCAGAAACCATGCAAAAGATGAGCCAAACGGTTCAACATGGGATGTTGAAAGCAGAACAGAGCTTGAAGAGTACATCCGTTCTCTTGGTGGTGACCCTAGTGTAAGCTATGAAGCGTATGTGTTCAGAGAGAAAGACTTACACGCTTGGAAAGCGAATGCAAACGGTATTGACTTACACTATAACTGGTGGACAGATGCCATGAAACCTACAGTTGATGTAGCCTTAAAGGGAGTAAACTATGGGCATGCTGATTCATATGTGTATGGTGCACAAGGCATTAGAGCGTATGTTGATGAAAATGCTTCCTATAGAGCTTATATCTCACAGTATGAGAGAAGTGATGGAAATTATTACTTCACGTTTATGAATTATCACCAAAAAGGACCTACTAATATATGGAACTACAGATTGAAAGGTCTACAGAACAACCGTAACTTTGACTGCGGTGTAAAACTATGTGAACTCATGCAAGTTCCGTATTCTCCACAAGTAGGTAATCAGAGTACACCAATAGGGTTCAGTGCATGGGCTGGCATTAACTATGCAGGAAATTACACTTTAAGTTACACTAATGAGGTAGGTTGGAAACACGTGAAAAAACGTGGTGATTGGTGGGATGATGAAAACAGCGATATCGTTAGAAGCCCTGTTCCTGATAACCAGTGGAACGATATTTATAAAAGTAACAAAGCTGTGTTTATATGGATGTTACGTTACTACGCTAGTTTAAGAGATGTATGGAACAGACACCAGTATTTAAGTGAATACAACTTGAAAGACAGTTACACTGATGAACGTTTCGCTATTCCTAGTATGGCTATGATGTTAAATATAGCTAATAAAGTAGGTGCTTACTACACCTCATTAAGTGAAATGGGATTCAGTAACTATGGTATTAATGCATCTTTAAACGATATTTTAACAAAACTTAACTGGGAAGCATCCGCAACGTTTAATGTTGGCTCTGCTATGAACGTAGCAAAAGACCTGCCTACGTGGACATTCACTAAGAGTGGTAACATGAAAGTATTCCCTGTTAGTTCAAAGCAAATGATGTGCGAATTCTACCCTAATAAAACAACATTTACTTACAGATGTTTGTATATTAAAGATAGCGACACAGAAATGCACAGAACAGACTGGGTTAATATTACACCTACAACGACTGACTATGTAAGCATGGGTATTGCAGAGGGTGTTGTTAATAGTAGTGTGAAAGCAATTGCAAGTAAAGTACCTATTTATCATGAGCTTATCATTGACTTGAATAAGAATGATAATAATGTGGCAGGATTGCCGAGTGATGTGGGTGACTACTACCGTCTGAAAGTTACGGGTCATAGACCGAACAACAGAGTGGAGATTAATGATATCTCCAGTGGTAATATATGGGTTAACCATTATAGTAGAGCAGATGATGTATTACAGAAATGGTATAAGATTCAAGCAAACCCTTTAGAGTAATATAAAATTAAGAGTAACAAGGTAGTACTTGCCTTGTTGCTCTTTTTTGTGCTATAATAAATGCAT